CGACCACGAATTGCCACAGGCCGTCGTCGTCTTGGCGCTCGAAGTCGTTGGACCGCTGCATGCCGAGCACCTTGTCGCTGCCGGCCAGCGCGAACTCGGCCAGGTGGAATGCCGCCTTGATCTGCTGCACGATGGCTGCGCCGACGTCGTAGTTGTCGTGGAACACCTGCACCCGGACGCCGACCCGATCTACCGTGGAACCGTCGTTGAAGACCGCCGCCGGCCGGTCGCTCTGCCTGGTGATCACGGCATACGGCGGGGTCGGGTCGACGCTCATGCCGGTATACAGGCGAGACGCCGGCAGCAGGGCGCTGAGTGCCTCGTCGCCCGCCCAGCGCTGGTGGATGACTTGGGCCAGGTTCATCTAAATCACCTTGCGTAATTCCGCAAGAAACGTATTTGAGGGTGGCTGGGGCAAAGCGCAGCGGTGCCCCAGACAACGCGGGCCTGGGGCTTCGCTACGCTCAGCCACCAGCCACCCGGACCTTCTCGAATCACGAAATGCCATTTAGCTTGTCACTTCCGCGTCGATGGTCTGGAGCTCTCCGATCCGCTCGGCGCCCAAGCTGGCGCGGACCCTGTAGATGGTTCCGTCCGGTCCCTGAATGCGATGGTTGTGATCCACCACCACGTCTTCCTCGACGAAGATCTGAAACCGGCGAGTGGTTCGCCGGGCCTGGTGCCCGCTGCCCACGTCGGCCGCGGCGGGTTGGATCCTCGCCCGAACACCGGTCCTCCAGGGACGCCAGGTCGGTTCGGCGGCCCCGCCGTAACCCTTGCCATAGCTGGCCATCAGGATGGTCACCGTGTCGTCCAGGCCGTAGACCACCGCCAGGTTGCACGCGGCACACTGCCAGCGGGTCCGCAACGTGGTCAGTTGTACGTCGAGGATCGTCCACCGCCGGCCTTGGCCGTCGACGATCGCGTCGCCCAGCCGGGGAGGATCCCCGAGCTCTTCCGTGGGCAGGTGCCAACTGACCTCGCTGGCCGTGTGGAGGCCGCCAGTGGGGACCTGTTTCTGCGTGTTGTAGCGGTTGTGGAGCGTGGGCTCGCGGGTGGTCGCGGCGCGGCGCAGCGCGTGCGTCACTACCGTGGCCTCACTGCAACCCCTGCGCCGCAGCGTTACGGTCTCCAGGCCGTCCGCCACCTCGGCGAAGTCGCCGTCCGGGACGAAGTTGAGGGTCATTTGTCGCTCACCCAGTGGAGAATGACGAAGCTCGAACGACGAATGACGAAGCACGAACGATCAATGGGAAAGAACTTCGTCATTCGTCATTCGTGCTTCGTCATTGGCTACGTGTATCCTTGGCTCTGGAACTCAAAGGGTTCTTCGCCGGCCAGCCTCTGGTTGCACCAGTCGACGGTCTGCTGGAGCTGCTTCAGGTAATCTCCCCAGGCGATCATCTGCCCGTCGACGTTGTAGGTCGGCTTGGGCTGGGCGGTGATTTCGGCGATTCGGGCCAAGGTCTGTGTCTTGATCGTGGCGATCTGTTCGGCGTCGCTGGGCATGGCCCACCTCAGATTACGTTGATGCGGAAGCGGACCAGAATTACTTGTCCGCTGTTGGGGGTCAGCGCGAACTCCACCAGGAACCGCCGCCCGGCCACGGTGAAAGCCTGGTGCTCCGTGACGTCCAGCACGTGCCGGAAGTTGTAGCCGGTCTCATCCACGGTCCAGAGTGCGTCGTTCTGAAGCGTATTGAAGACGACCTCGGAGACGTTCAGGGCGACGTCGCTGTGGCCGGCCACGGCCGCGCGGCTGTCGGCGTCCTGGTCGTCGAGCAGATAGACCGAATACTTGGCCGAAGCGATATCGGCCTGGACGATATTGGCGCCGTCCTTGCCGACCACTCGCGCCAGGAGGGTGACCGAGCCGTTTTTGAACGCCATGCCGCATGTATCAGCCGCTGCCGCCATCGCACTCTCCGAGGATGCTTCCGGTGCTGAAGATTTCGCCCTCCGCGACACCGGCGTGGAACAGCTCCGCTGCCGCTGGGCCCGTGTGGAACGTCTCCAAGGTCATCACCTGATAAGGACCACCGATTGTCGGCCTCGCGCTGCACACCCGGCGACTGAGACGCAACGGAGCGTAGATCTCGTCGTGCAGGCGTGCGATCGAGCGGGCCGGCAAGGGACGGTCAAAAAGGTAGAAGACACTGATGTCGCCGGCGCACTGCAAACTCAAACTGCCCTTGGCCTTCCCTAGGTACAACAGCTCGTTGCTCCACGCTGAGGACACCCAGCTTCCACTGCCCACTTCAGAGCCGCACAATAGGCCGTCCAGGTAACCTCGAATCTGCTGGTTTCCCCAAGTAGCCGCTATGGTGTGCCATTTGCCAAGCGTTAGGTCGTTGAGGTCGAACCCAAAGCTCCAGTACCGTGAGGGACTTTGATCCCAATTGGGAAAAAAGCCCAACGGTCCAGCGCTATAGTATCCGTAGCAGAGCATTTCATGTGGACTGTTGTTAGCCGCCGTCTCGACGTTGAACAGCGCAGAAAAGGAGTTCGCGGTCCCTCGACGGCAGTAGGTCAACACAACCGTCCCTGCTGCCTGGTCTACCTTTGCGGGCGAGGCCGTCACTCCGGCCTTGTCGGCCGTGAAGCGCAGCGCCCACCCCTTTTCTCCCAGCACCCAATCCGCAGCCGCAGTCATGTTCTCCAGCGTGCCGTCGTTTCTTCGTCCCGACCATTCCAAGAGCGTCCCGCCGGTCGGCCCGAGAAACGGCGCCCATAGACCGACCAGCCCGTCCCACAGTTCCCGGCAGGCAGACTCGCCCCGCTGGCAGGCGAAGCCTTGGGCGTAGTTCGGAATCTGGGGCGGTGCGGAGATCATGGTTAGGGGCGAGGGACGAGGGAGGAGGGACGAGGGACGAGGGGCAAGGGGCAAGGGGTTGGGGACGAGACCCTCAACCCTCAACCCTCAACTCTCAACGCTCAACCGTCATTGCACTTCGTCAATCAGGGGCGTCAACGTGATCTTGTGCGCATTGTCGTTGCCTTCCAAGGCCTGGCCCGTCTTGTTGACGACCACCGGGCAGCCGTAGCGGGTGGGCGGAGAGAAGACGAAGACCTGGGTCTGCACCACCGTCTCGGCGTCGTTGGTCACCACCAGGCAGCCGACCAGCAGCAGTTGCTTTTTCCATTCGTCGACTTCGCCCGGCTTGTAGGCCGCGTCGGTCCCCGTGGCCCCGCCGGGGAAGGTGGCGTCGTCGTGGGACGGGGCCCAGTACAACTCGATCGTGTTGCCGGCCGTGGGGGCCACGTCCATGTTCAGTTCCAGGGTGACGGCGTACCGGGCGGCGAACTTTGCCCCGAAATCACCCTTGACGCCGCAGCGGCCCGCGTTGTGGGCCAGACTGGCCAGGGTGATCGCGTAGTCGCCCCCACTGGCTTTCCAGACCTTCCCTGTCCCCTGCTTGATCAGCACTTCATTGGCCATGCTTCACTCCGTGGCGAAGAACTCGACCGCGCCCAGGATTTGCGCTTCGATTTGAGCTTCAGCAACCTTGATGATCGCAGATGCGTCCAGCGCCTTGTTTGCGACAAGCAGCAGTCGAAATACAGGCAGCAGCCAGGCAGCAGGATCGACCAAAACATTCCTTGCCCAGACCAGACGCTTGGCGTGATTCGCAGTGGTCTCCGCTTCACTGCGCACCTGTTCCGCCACGGAGAGCATTGCGATTTCGACTCGATTCCGAAAGGCTGAGTCGGAATACAAGCCGAAGAGTTCTTCATAAGACGCCATAGGATCACTCCTGCATCGAGTTGAGATTGCCGTCCGTGCTTTCGCATCCGATGTTCATGCCATGAATCACCGATAGTGCACTGGGAGAGTTCCACTGCCCAGGCCAAACGGAGCGGAGGCCCAGAGGTGGCGAACCGGGATCTGCGGCCCCCGACCCCTGGCCCCTGACCCCTTCTCTGACTACGCACCGCTGCCGCTGCCGGCGCCGGTGCGCGTGACGACGTAGCGCGGGTTGATCACCGCCGCCGCGCCCCGCTCGCTGGCCTTGAAGCGGAGCACGATGTCCTGGTTGAACTCGGCCTCGCTGTGGGGCGGCGACTGGGTGACCGTGATCGGCCAGTTCTCCATGTAGGCGAAGGCCTTCTTGAAGTCGCCGACGAACCACCACTTCTTGGCGTCCGCCGCCGCTTCCCCGGAGGCGATGATCCGGCGGTAGGCCAGCCGGCTCTCCACCACCCGGTAATTGCCCAGCGGGTTGGCGGCCGTGGTGGCCGTCTCTACGCCCGCCGCGGTGTAGGTAATCTCCGCGGCGTTGAAGACGCGGTGGGCCGCGTGGCGATAGGCCGGCATCACCAGCACGGTGGTGGCCTTCACCAGGACCGGTTCCTGGGTGTTGGGGTCCAGGATGTCGGCGAAGAGCTGTTCGGCGGCGTCCACGTCGGTCCAGTCGACCAGCTCCTCGTCGGTGACGTTGACCCAAGGCCCGCCGCCACCCGACGCGTAGTAGGTGTTGTAGGCGGTGCCCTTCCACTTGTAGTTGTTCGTCGCGCCGATCAACACGTCGATCAGCCGCTTCTCCTTGTTCAGCCCCAGCACCTCGCCCACCTCGGCCGCCCGCTGCAGGATCAGGTGGGTCCGATCGAAGAAGATGGCCTCCTTGGTGACCGGCACGATGAACCCGCGCTTGGTCGTCTGCGGCGTCTCGATGTAGTCCTCGGCGAATCCCAGGCTGGGGTACGGCATCCCCGGCCGGACCTCGGCGACCTCGTCGCTGACGCGGCCGATGCCGGGGATCCTCTCGCCGTCCAGGCGGGTGGGAATGGTGTCGACCAGCCTGGAGACGACGAAGGCCTCCTGGGTATAGCTCTCCAGGATCTTCGCGCGGACCACCTGCCCGGTGATGTTGGAAAAGGCCGTCACGTCGACGCCCTCGCCGGCCTCCAGCAGCTCGACGCCGCCGCCGTAGTGGGGATCCATCTGCCGGACCCGCTCGGGGCCGACCGTTACCTCGGCCAGCTCCCGGATGCTGAAATCCTCGGGCTTCAGTTGCCCCTGCCCGAGGGCCTCGGTGAGATGCCTCGCGCACTCGGCCCGGCCGAGCTTGTCGTACATCTGCTTCAGCTCGCGATATTTGATCGCTCTCACGTCTTGCTCTCCTCGTTTGAGTGGTTGCTGATTCTGGTTGTGGGAGGCATCTCTGACGGCGACCGGGATGCCGGGGGCGATGGTTGCCGATTTCAGTCGCCTCCCACAGTCTCTTCAGATTTCTGGCGCGCTACACGCCGCTGGGGCTGCTCCCCTCGACGCCACCGGTCATCACGCTGGAGCGGACGTCGACCAGCACGCTGGTGCCGGCGCTGGCTTCCCGCTTGGCCACCCGGGCAATCGCGTACCGGCTGGCCGTGACCTTGGCCACCTGCTGATTGAGCAAGGCGTTGCCGGCGGCGTTCTCGTCCGCGCCGACCAGGTCGCCGAGCTCGAAGGTCCCGCTGGGACAATCCAGCTCGAACACGCCGGTGGTGGCCACGCGGATCGGCGAACTCTCTCCGCTGCGGCTCCGCTGCATGGCCACGCCCAGGAACTTGTCGGCAAATCTCTCTTGGTTGGCCGTTTCGCTCCCCTGATCGGTCTGGGCCGAGGCCGGCTTGGCATCGTCGGTATCCAGCCACACCAGATCGCCGATTTCGATCACCGTGGCGGAATCGACGCCCGCCACCACGGGGTTGGTGTCCCCGTATCTCCAACGCATCTTGTCACTCATTCGGTCATTCTCCCGTATAGTAGGGTTGAGAGTTGAGAGTTGAGAGTTGAGGGTTGAGGGTTGAGAGTTGAGGGTTGACAGGGTGCGGCCCGAACCCTTGGCGCCTGTGTCTTTGCCCCTCAACCCTCAACTCTCAGGTGATGGCTTCGACAAATGCCCTGGTATCGAGCCTCGTAGGACCGTACAGAAGCTGTTGATCGCGCGAGAGCGGCCTGCCGTCCAGGCCCCTTCGTAGCGGCTCGGTGCCGCCCAGGTTACGGACCAAATCCGCCCGCTCCCGCACCAGCTCCCGCATCGCTTGCGCGCTCTCGGCAGCCAAAAGGGATTCCAGAAAGCGCTCGCTGACGATCGATCGGGCCTGCGGGTCGGCCGCGTCGGGATCGGGCAGGTTGAATTCCCGCAGCAGCCGCCGGGCCAAAAGCTGCTTCTCGTGGACCGCTTCCAGCGCCTGAAGCCGCGCGACCTCGGCCCGCAGCCGGCTCAGCTCATCAGCCTGCTCTCGGCAGACGGCCTCGACCAGCTCGGGATAGTCGCGCTTCAGGTCGTCAATCGACAGCCTGGGCGGCACCAGCGAAGGACTCGGAGACTGCCCTGATTCTCGCGCAGCGCCGCCGTCACCTCCGCTGCCTGCGGCCTCACGCCCGGAAGACTCGAACAGCCCCCGCGTGGTGGCCGGATCCGCCACCAGGTCGACGCCCTGCACTTTGGTGATCGCCTCGACGACCAGGCAGTCCCCCTGGCGCCGGGTCTGGGCCTGAACGTTGTGCGAGAAGCCGACGTTCTCGGGGGCGTGCTCCGCGTCCCAGACGAGCTGCTCCGCCAGGGCGTGCTTGGGATTGAAGTGGAAATCGGCGAACAGACCCTCGCCGGTGCGAACGGCGACGTTGCGGATCACGCCGATGCGGTCCTGGTAGTCCCGAGGCCCGCCGGGATTCCCCTTGGGATGATTCACGTTGACCTTGGCCTCTTCGTAGAGCCCCACGGCCCCGGCGAGTGCCTCGGGCAGGTAGCTCCGCCCGTTGCGGGAGTGAAGTCCCAGGATCTTCACCCCCCGGATCACCCCCGCCTGGCGATCGACCCGCACGGCCACACCGCGCGAGTCGAAGAACTCCTGGAGCGTTTCGGTCATTGCCTTTCCTTCCGCGTTTCTAAGAACAAAAAAAGCCCGCCGGGAACCGCCGTGGTTCGCCGTGGGCTCTTGCAGATACCCGCCCGCAGACGAGCTCTCTTAGATACCTGTCAAAACGTCGTCTGCCTTGCCGACGCGCAATACGTTGCCTTGCCTGAAAACCTCCGGTGTCACGGCCCGCTGAGGATTGCAGATTGAGAATTGCCCATTGCAGATTTCAAAGTGCCTGATTGCGCGGGGTCGTTAGGCAATTTGCAGTTTTCAGTCTGCACTGCTCAGTTTGCCCTACAAAACGGCGTTTCGCCCAACTGCCGCTCCGGCGCACTCCGCTTATCGCTCGATGCGTTCCACCCTGCGCCGGATGTGCTGGATGGTACCGTCCTGAACGCTCAACTCGACGGCGGCCGTGCCGAAGAAACCGCGCCGCAAAGCTTCCGCGAGGACTTCGGCCAATGCCAGCTCAAGCTGCGTGACCTTCTGCGCGTTTGCCGGTGACTTCGCTGGCGTCATCATCGAGCACCACCATACAACATCGCCGCCGGATTTTCAAGTCTTCTTTTTGGCCACCTGCCGAGCTCTGCACGATTCCGCGCGCAAGAGCGACGACAGTCACCCGCTACAATGCCAAAGCATCGGCGCCGACGCGCTTGACCTTCTCGCCAAGGTATCGCCGGAAGACCTCGCGCGAGCGGCTGCCATCGGCCAGATCGAACGTCACCCGAATCGTGCAGCCGTGCTCTTGCCACCACAGCCTGCCCTGGTCAGATTCCATCAAATCGAGCACCGTGTGGGCACGTCCCAGCCCCAACGGCAAATCCCCTTGGATCTTCCGGGGTAAGCGACCCTCGAACCCGAAGCGTGGCCAGGTGTAATAGCCGTTTTCGTCGTCGCGTCGTCCGGCCACAGCCTCGATGCGTGCCACGCCCAGGGCCGTGGCGTTTTCGAGCTGCCGGTGGAAGATCCGCAGCCCCAATCCTCGCCGCTGCATCCTCCTGTGAAGGATACAAAACCCGGCCTTGAACATCACCAGCGCGGCCCCGCGGCGACAAACGTACAGATGCCCGCGGTAGCGGTTGGTGATCGGATCGCCCAGCTCCAGAGACAGTTCGTCCTCCCAGGTGCCCAGCTCCACGCGGGCGTCGTCGGGCGCACCGGCCAGCCCCGCGTACTGACACCGCTGCAGCAATCTGCCGAACAGCCATAGCGTGGTCCGCTGCACGTCCCGCCGCTCCCCCAGGCAAAACCTCACTTCGGCCCGACTGCGTGCTGGCCAGAGTCCCCGGGGCATCCATGTGGGAGGGGCGATTTCGGCCGGACTCATTTCCGACCTCAAAACGCGCGCACTGCCCCGGCATCTGCGAACTCAAGCAGTTGCAGATGAGAAAGATGGGAGGAGTCTAAAGATCGGGATGACAGAGTCTGTCACCCCGGCGAGGATTCCGCGGCAGCAGAGCGAAAGGGGTGACAACTGTCTGTCACCCCGATGCTGCCCTTGTGAGACAAGTCGGCCGCCCGCCGCCAGCAGCAACAGTTGACGACCCTAAGTGGCCCCGCACAGACACTCAAGCCGAGACGACGTGTGCCACTGCTTGCCGCCAGGCAAGCAGGGCGGGTATGCTTGCCGGCCGGCACTGCTTCTGCGAAGCAGTCGCACACACCATGAGCACAACTTTCTATGTGGGTCCACGCAGTCGCCGATCACCGGCGGACAAGATCGGGCCTACCGATCTCCCCCCTCACGCCGGCCGATTAACTGCTCTTCCTGCTCTGGGTCCAGGCCGTGGCGCATGGCCATCGTCTGCACCGACATCGCCCCGTTGCGCAACAGGATCTGATCGGCCTGGGCATCTCGCAGCCGATCGCGGACGGCCAGCGTGGGAGCGATCCCGCGGATCTCGATCGCGCTGAGCGCCTCCGCCGGCAACCGGCCCGCCTCCGCGGCGTGGCGGACCACCCGCCACATCAGCTCCAGGTCGTCTGCCAACATGTCGTGCTGGAGCCGCTCGAACATCCTCACGGCCGGGCCCTCGGCCACCATCGTCGAGGCGTAGTTGGCGTTGGAGGCGTCGCTGGTGAGCATGAACTCGGGCATCACCAGCCGGCTGGCGATCGCGCGGAGTTCGGCCTGGAGGATGACCACGAAGCGGCTGGCGTCGATGCCGGCGGCCGGGAACTCGTATTCGGTGCCCGCCATGGCGTCCAGGATCGTGCCGGGTGCGTAGCGCCTGAAGTGGCTGGTCCGCCCGCTGCTCTGGCTGGTCACGCTCAGGTCGGCCTGGTTCTGGACGAACTGCTCCAGCCCGGCGGCCGTGGCGGAGACGTGTTTTCGGATCAAAGCGATGGCCGACTGGATCTCGGCCACCACGCTCATGTTCCGCAGCAGTTTTTCCGCCCGGCGGAGGTTCTTCCGCACCGGGTAGAACAGCGGCAGGCCGCGCTTCACGTTGGCGTCCACGCCCAGCTTGCGGTGCTGGATCCCCTCGGCGTCGACCAGCACGCCGTCGACCCAGTATCCGAGCACCGTCTCCACGTCTTGCGGGTCGGTCTGGATGCCGAGCGAGGCGGCCCGGTCGCCCGCCCGTTCCGGTGGAGTGGCGACCTGATCGGGCTCGACGAAGCGGACACGGGTGGTCCCGTCCGCGGCGGCAAACAGCCGCAGGAAGCACTCGCCGTCGCGGTCCTTGCGCCGCACGATCTCCTGCTGCCGCTGGTGCCACTTGTTGGTGCGGACGAATTCGTCCAGCACGGCCTGTACCTCGCCGAGCATCTGCTCAGAGGCAGCGTGATTCTTGTTCGCGTTGACCCGGTAGGTATGCCCGGCGCCCACGATGTAGTTGACGCGGTTTTCGTGGCCGTTGATGGCAAACTCGTTGGTCACCGCCAGCAGCCGGCACTGGGCACGGACGTCGCCGAGCTGCTGCTGGTCGGCGCAAGGACTCTCTGCCGCCGAGCCGGGCAGCCCTTCGCCGCCCAGCCGGGTCCAGCGCAGGCCGTCCTCGTCGTAGATCGCGTCGGCCGGATCGACGAAGTTGTCCCAGAGTTCGTCGAAGGCCTCCAGCAATCGTCGCTGCAGCCGGCTGAGGCGCGGATCGGCCGCTGCGCCGGCGGTTCCGTTCGATCTGGGCTGAGCGGTCGCATGGCTTTGTTCCATGGTCTGGTTTCCTTGTCGATTCATTGTGTATGGCTCGAATCCAGGCCGCCGTGCCGGCGGCCGCCAAACGGGGTCTCGCACACCCGCATTCAGCATTCAGCATTCATCCTTCACCCCACGGGCAGTCGACTCCCCAACCCGTCGTTGACCCTCCGGCCTTGGAGCAGGTCAGCGGCCAGGCGAATCGCCATCTCGGCCGCGTCGGGACCGTCGTCGTGGTCGCCGGCGGGAAACTCCTTGAGCTGCTCGACCAGCAGCCGCGTGGACGGGCTGTCGCCCTTGAAGCGCAGCCGCTTTCCGGCCAGATACGGACCCAGCCGGCGGATGCGGACCAGCTTGTTGGTCCGGTTCTCCAGCGGCAGCGGCCGCCCACCCAGCACCCCTTGCCGCCGCAACTCGGCCTCGAACTGCCCGCCAAAAAGCTCCTGGAACTGGTTGGCCTCGATGCCGAACACGTCCGGCCGGAACCTCCGGTACAGCTCTACGCCGTCGGCCACGATCTGCGGCGCGGGGCGGCGTGCCAGGTCGGCTTCGACGTACAGCATGCCCTGCCGGTCCACACCCAGCATCACCAGCGCGGAGTAATCCCCTCGCCGGGAATCGCTGCCTTTGCTCGGATCCAGCGCGAGTGTCTTGACCAGCAGATGCTCGGGCCAGGTGTCGAACCAGATGGTTTCGTCGAAGTACTCCTCGGGCCACTCGCACAGCTCCGGGTTAACGGGCGAATTCTGTTTTTCCCGCTCGAAGGCCGTGTGGCCGCTCTCCGCCCGCATGCACATCAGCCGATACAGGTCTTCCTCCTCCGGCCAGAGCACCATCGCCCCGGCGATCATCGCTGCGCCGTGTTGCTGATAGAAGTTCCAGGCCGCCTGCTTGTAGCGGGGGTTGCGAACGTCGGTGTACAGCGCCTCCCATTCTTGCCAGAGGGACATGTGGTCGGGCCAGCGCTGGACGGCCCGGAAGATCCGCGAGTTCCAGCCGGGCGTTTCGTGCAGCTCGACGGCCAGCGCCTCGCGGTGCAAGGCGGTGGCCAGGTTGACCACGTTGCTGCGGCTGGTGCCGGCCTTCATCAGGGTCCCATGGAACCAGGTTCGCGACCGCTCGCGCTGCAAGGCCGACGCGATGTGCCCGTCGTTCTGCAAATCGTCGCAGATGATCAACGTGGGGCGATGGGCCCCGCGGCGACGGCCGCGAATCCGCTGCCCGGTGCCGAAGGCCTCGATGGTCACGCCGTTCTGGAGCACGATGGAGTTGCTGCGCCACACGGGACCTTGGCCGGCGGCCTGGGGGAAGTCGGCGGCCAACCGCGGGTTGTCGACCAGCTCGGTCTTGATGTTTTCCAGGTGGGCGGCGGCCTGATGCTTGGTGTCGGAGACGATCCAGATGTATGGTTCCCGGCATTCCACGGCGCTGCGCAGCGGATAGGCCAGGGTGCCGATGGTCGACTTGGCCCCACCCCGCGGCCCGAGCACGTTGAGCTTGGTGCCCCGGGCTGCCCGCATCCCCTCCAGTTGCTCGGCCAACCACCGGTGCATGTCCGAAGGCGGCCGGGTGAAATGATTGGGCAGATACTTCCCGCCCCAGGCGAGCAGGTCCAGTGTCCCGTTGCGGCCACTCAGCAAGCGCCTGGCGTGTCCGTGCTTGCGGGCCAGCTCGTTGCGCAACGTCGTGACGATCCCCCCGAGTTGTTCAAGACTAAGCGGGCAGTCCGCCAGCAC